AAAAGTGAATGATAATCCTGCAGTTGGAGCAGGTAATGTAATAGTTCTATTACTAGCTAAAGCAGGAACTACATTTACTCTACCACCATTATCTGCTGCAGTCATTGTTTTATCTTCATCACCTAAAGCTACTGGAGCTGCAACAACACCATTATTACCAAACGTAATATTTTCTGTTATTGCTCCTGTGCTTGAATCTTTTGTAACACCAATAAAGCCATTCTCAGCTCTGACTGGTCCATTAAAAGTTGTATTCGCCATAATTTATTCTCCTTAAAAATTATATCTATCGTCTTGGCTTGTCTGCTAGGGCAGTCGATAGACAATTAAAATCCCTAGTTATTCTTCTACTTGTTGTTCTTGTTTAGCATCTTCCATTATTGCTTTAGACATTACATCTAATAACTTCATGCTTCTTTGTCTATCATCTAAGTTTTCCATATTCATAACTTTTTCTAAAGATTGAGCTCGTATCTTTTCTAAATCTATTTGAGTTTTTTGTTCTGCAATTTCTGACTTAGCTAATAAATCTAATAGCTTCATTGTTTCTTTACTTTGTCTATCAAGGTCACCTTTTTCTTTTTTCATCATAGCTGTTTGACCTGCAACTCCTGCATCCTTCATTAACTTAGCTTCTTCTAGTTGTAGCTTCTGAGCATCTAATGAAGATTCAACATTTAGTTTAGCTTCTTCCATTTTTAATTCTTTTTCTTTTAATCCTACTTCAGCTTGTTTTAATGCAACTAATTGTTGTTCAGGTGATTGAGCTTGACCCATAGCTTGATTAGCATTTAATACTTGTTTAGCAGCTTCTGCCATAGCCATCTCTGCTATTGAAGCAACCTGTGCTTGTTCTGGTGGTAACTGTTCTAATCCCATTCTAGTAATACCATTAACTTGTTCTTGATATTTCATAACTGAATGTTCTTGTATATTAGATTCAAGTATTGGTTTTACTCTAGCCATTATAGGATTAGCACCATTTTGTGGGTCTTGTAAATAAGACATCTTTGTTTGTATGTGAGCATCATGGTTCTGACCTTCAAATGCTTTTATTGGAATACCTTTTGTTGCTGCCATAATATCTGATACTGGGTCCATCTGTTGTGGTTCTTGTTTAGGTGGAAGTATCTCTTCTATATTAGGTAAGTTAGCAGCAGTTAATATTGTTCTATTTAATGCTTCTATATTAAACATACCAGGAGGTGATTGTTGTGCCATTTGGAGAGCCATTTGGCTAATCATCATTCTGTGTGCATTAGAAGGAATGTTAGGGTCGCTGACAGGGATTACATCAACCCTTCCATCAAAGTCCTGCTTAAATACACTTTGTTCAGCATAAGGAACTTCATATGGATACTCTGAAGGTAAATACTCATAGTCTATACGTGCAAGAATTTTAAACTCTTCTTTTTGAGATTTATGTAATCTCTTATGTATAGCTGAAAAGAATTTACTTGAAGCTTCCAATAAAGCCATGGTTGTACCAACAGGTCCATAAGATGATGCATCAGAAACAATTTGTTCTGTGCTATCAGCAAACTTCTGACCTGTTGCTGTGATGAAACTTAACATCTGAAATAAAGTAGAGGAAGGCTCTTTATAGGGGAGAGGGATAATTGCCTTTGTCAAATCTACTCCAGTTGCTTCTATTTCTTTAAATTCACCAGGACTGATTGGTTCATTATCACCAACCATCCTTACACCTTTTGCTTTGAATCCTCCTGGTAAGTTTGCAAATTGACCTGCGTCTACTAGGCTTCTCATAGCTGCTGTTGCAGTCATAGTAAGATTGCCTAAGAAGTGCATCAAGCCAAACCCATAAAATCCAAATCCAGGAACAAATCTGTAGTGGACAAAATGGGAAATCTTTTGTTGTTGTTTATCATCTTTCTTATAGTTTCTTCTAATACTTAAAACTATTCTAGATTGCTCTTCTACAGTAACAATGTAAGGAAGAGCATAGTCCTCTTCTATCTCAAGATAACAATGTTGTTCTAATAATGTATATTGTGGGTCACTACTTTCTGTAGGAGATAATCCTAATATTGTATCCATCTTTTCTGAGAAAGATGTAGGATTAGGATTAGTAGCTTCAGGTAACTCTACATCATCATAGATACCTGAACGCATATCTCTAGCTAAATCTACAGGACTTCTATAAATAACATGTGTATATCTATCTGCTTTACGTAAGTTAGAAGCATAATAAGAAACATAAAATTGGTCTATAGGAACAAATTCAGATACTGGTCTTTTTAAGTTAGCATCATAATAAACTTTTTTAAATGCTGAACCTATAAGTGGTAGATGAAATAACATTCTTTCAAACTCATCAAAGTATTCAGGCATCTGCTCTGTTACTTGATAGTTCATAAAGTTTTTAACTCTATTAGATTGTAGTTCTCTTTCAGGAGTTGACTTACCTAATATCTGTGTCTTAACAGGACCACTACTTGGAAACATTTCCTGTATAGCTTTTGATTGAAACTTAACTGCTGATTCTATTAACATAGGATGGACAGCAGTACATGCACCTTCAAAAGGTTCACTTGCATCTTCTATCTTTAATCCTAATAAATCAAATCCTCTTTCAAACATTGACTCCCATTCAGCTCTAGAATCTTTGTCTGCTGTATAATTGTTTATTGTATCTTCTGCAATTTGTGTTAACGACTCATCATCTAAAGTATCAGCAATATTACCATACCATTGTTCTGTTTCACTTTCAGGTTCCATCTCTATAGAGGTCTGAGTAAAGTCTACAGTAACTCCCCCATCTTCATCTGGTTCTATAGTTGGTGCCCCTGTTGCTTCTTTAATTTGTTCTGGAAGCTGTACTACATTTGATAATGTTTCTTCTATTTTATCAAATGGATTTTTTTCTATTGCCATTATATCCTCTCCTCAATATAGCCACCAGTTTTAAATCTAGCTGCTCCTTTTTTTAAATAGTCTTTTTTCATTTGTGGTGTAATTTCTAATCTAAATGATATACCATCTTTAAAATTATTATCAACAAAAGTAGTATCACGTTTTGCATTATATTTTTTTGCTATATCATTTAAATATCCTACATATTTTGTATCATAATTATTACCAACTTTTGCTGACCTATGAATTAAAAGTACATCATCTATTAATTTTTTTATAGTTTCTTTACCTTTTGATGATATTACTCCAGGATACTTTTGTAATATTCCTAATATTTTTGTATATGTTTGTGGAGGTATTTTATGTAAATTATATTTAACTTGAAAAGCACTTAAAGCTCTAGCATTAGAAATATCTATTGTTGAACCTTCTTTTAAAAAAGAATTAAAATTTCTAAACATTTTATCTCGTGCTCTTATTTTATTTATTTGTGTTTCATAACTTCCTTTTGCATATCTATTATACTGTACTCTACCAAGAGGTAAAGTAATACTAGGTATATCTCTTTCTGCAGCATCACGTATTATTCTATCTATATCAAATTTGTAAAAATCATCTTTTTTACCTACAGAAAGTACAGGAAATTCTGGTGGTAAATCTTTTAGTAATAAGTTTAAACGATTTCTGTTTTGTAAGCTTCTACTTTTATAACTTAATCTTTTTATTACTTTATCTTTTTTATATATATTATCAAATTCATTTAACATAGTTTTTTCATTAGCTAATTGGTCATTTATATCATTTAATTTTATTTGGTCTTCATTTCTCATATAAGGTGTATATGTATTTGTTATTGGTTCAAATGTTATTTTTTGTTCTAAAGATACTCTTTCTTTATTTAAAACTTCTATATACTTTCTTGTATCATCTAAATTTATAATATGTTTGTTTTCTAATTCTTTTAATCTTTTTGCTATAGCTTTTTCATTTGCTATTAAATCTTGAAATGTTTTCTTTTCTCTAAATTTAATACCTGGTGGAGCATAACCTTTTCGTAATATCTCAATATCTTTTTCTGTAATACCTGGTTGTAAACCTAAATTAGAATCAGGATTTGTTCCTATATAAAAAGAATCAGCATCCTTTTGTGCTTTCTTTTTAGCATTTAATACATCACCTACATACTCTGATTGTACTTCTTCAATATGTACTGTAGGTTTTCCATCACTATCTATTCTATCTGCAACTCTTACTCGTGAAATTAAATTTTTATCTGCATAATTATGACTTGGAATAAATTCTATAGGTTTATTTTTGTTTTCATAATTTTCTAATTTATTTTTTAAACCTTGATATTCTATTGTAAGTCCTCTTGGTGTATTAGATACATATTTATTACCTATCTTTTCTAATTCTGCTAATCGAACTTCTTCTTTATTTGTTAAAGGATAATCTAAATTTCTTTCTCGCCATCTTTGAGGAATTGAAAAAACAAACTCTCTATAATTTTTTAAGTTTTGTGTATTATCTCCATCTATAGTATAACTTGAATATTGAGGTTTACCTTTGTATCCAATATCTTTAGGATTATTACTATATACAGCTTCTTCAATAGGAATACTATTTTGTTTTACGTACTGTTGAATTTGTTCTTTTGTAACTTCTTTTTTACCTTTTAAAAATTTTGTTAATCCTATCCAATCACGTTCTTCTTTTTTAGCCTGTCCTTTTAATCTATTTAAAAATACTTCACCAGAACCTTTCTTTTGTTTTAAGTTATTTACAGC